TCCCCAAACCTTGCTCGCCGCCGCTGACGCGAATGTGAACGGCTCAACCGCCGCAGCTACCTTATAATGGATCGGGTCTGGATAATCCGTATGCTTGCTTTCAAACTTTCCACGATTAGCCATCGCGGTTTTCGCAGCCGCCGACTTTGTATTCTTTTTCATAATATGATTTTCCCAAGAGCTACATATACAGATGCCTTATAGGCAATCTGTATAATATGTAGGTTAGCGCCAAATGTACATTTCAACCTACATATTTTACATAAATTACATATTTGACTACTAAAACTGTTTACAAACAACAACATAGTTTTCTGTAGCAATATGTAGGTCAACTCATCCGCCCCTCTTTGGCACTAACCCATATTTTGCCCTCATTCTGTACCATATATCCGTTGGCTATGAGCGCCTTCACGGCCGTGGTGTAGGCGCTTGATGGGTTTGTTGACGTCATCTTGCCCATGGTAAATGTGCGCAATTCTGCCTCATCTATGCACCAATATCGCCCACTTTCTGGCCATCCCGGGCCGGTTGGGTTTTCGTTGCCGACGCCCTCACCCCGCAATTGTTTAAATGCCGCCGCCACGATCTTCTGGTTTGTACCGCTTGGCCGCTTCTGCTGCATGTCGGCAACGTCGTCTGGATCGGCCTCTTGAATGGTACAAGTCGTCACCGGGTCGCCGTCCTCATCCTTGCCTAGCTCATGCACCTTTAACGTGAACACAAACGGCTCCTTTGGCTCAAGGTCACGCTGCTTAGTCGCGGTGGCCGTCCTCATATTACCTTCCAGCACCAGCTCGATCTCTGTATCAGTGGCTGCTCTAAGCGAACTGTGGCCCCGCGCACCTTTGGCGGCGTCCTTGCCGTTATGGTGGACTGTCCCCATATGTGCGCCGGTCACGTCACGCAGCACGTCTAGGTTTGAGATAAAAGAAGTCATATCTGTTGGCCCGTTTTCGTCACCACCGGCCATTGCCCTTGACAGCGTATCAACAAATATTGCGGCCAGCGGCTCGCCCACATCTTGCTCAATGCTTTTGCACAGCTCAATTAGTCCAGCTAAGTCTGCCTCTGGTCGCAATAGATCAACTGGCGACGGCCTAACCGCCAGCGGTGCATCCATGATGCCGTACTGCTTGCGTAGTGCCACACATCTGGATTGGAATGCGTTTCCGCCTTCGGTGGCCAAATATAACACTGGACCGCCTTTAACCTTATTACCCTGCCAATCTATCCCGGCTGCAATACATAGCGCCATGTCAAGTGCGAAGAATGACTTGCCGACATTAGACGGGCCATAGATGACCGACATCTGGCCCCGGCCGAGCCAGCCCTTGATTAAGTACGAAGATGTCAGCACAGGCTCCGCATCCTTTAGCCAGAATATCGGCCTTTGTTCTGCGTTAGGTATGATAATAGTTGACTTGGGCTTTTCTGGTTCTGGGATGGCATTGAAGTCTTCGTATGGGTCAGCAGCGGCCTGCACTATTAACTCTCGAACCTCTGTCGGCGTTGGCCGCAATTCGGCTGCATATGTCCTGACGGCCACCCGCATGTCGTTGCCATGTTTAAAGTAGCAATACAAGTCGAACGCGTCACCCCAGCAAAACTCTGCGCTGGCCTGGCCTAAGCCTGCCGCCATGTCTGAACCTGACAGGCTGACCCAGTGCGTGCCGAAATCTTTAGTCGCGTGAGATCCAGATGTCTGCATTGGCGATCTATAGCTGTCGGATTTACCTTGCTTCTCGTAACCGTGCTGGATCAGCATGTCCGCAATTGTATGGCTACGGTTGAACTCGGAAACTGGGTCAACTTCACCAAATTTTTCTTGATTTTGCGCACGATCTTGCGCACGAATTGCACGTTCGGCCGCTGCCTTTTGCTCCGCTATCTCGGCATTCTTCCGCCTAAAAATCAAGTTTGCCCAGATTGTGCTTTCTTTTGGCACGAGTAGGCCATCTCCCCTATGGCGCGCGCCGTGATAAAAATTAGGCAGGCCAAGTTCATCCCGGCGCGCTGGCGGCACGTTAGGAAGGTAGATCGGCTGACCCGTGCGAGACAAGGCTAAGTCGCAAGTTATACCCTCGGCCCGCATTAGATCGAACAGGGACAACTGAGCATCTACGTAATCCGCGCCGCTGATTGGCTCTGACATTGGAATTAGAACGCGCCATTTTCGGTTGCTTTCACTTGCGCTTGACGATGAATAAATTAAACATGACGTATTCATCGTGACCCGCTCAACGGCTGCACGTAGCTCTGTGAGGGATGGGTCGCCCTCATCCACGTCGATGGCTAACAGCCAATACTCGCCGTTGTCCCTCTGGGCTGCGTGGCTGCGTGCGTCGTGCTGGCGATACGTTGATGGGATAATAAATGCAGCGCTGGTCTTTTCAGTCTGCTGCGGTTCATCAACTAATTTTGCAATATCGCTGAGATTGATGCCTTCATATTCTGACTTGTCGTCATTTATTCGAGTGTCTAACGCACCGCGTGCCAAAAGTAGCATTTGCTTGCCAATTTCGCTTTTCTTTGTTAGTCTGTGCATGTTCGGACCCTTCTCCATTCAGTCGGTCTGTTTTCCTAGTGGAACCCCAGTAGTGTCATTTACTACTGGGGTTTTCTTTATTTAAAACGGTATTTCGTCGTCATCTAATGCCGCCGCTGGTGCTGCCTTCGTTGGTGGCGATACTGGGCCAAAGTCATCCAGAGACGCATCAACACCGCCAGCCATGGTTGTTCCGACTTCCTCAAAGTCATCTAGGCCCGCAGAGCCGTATACTGCGTGCGTAACTTGCACTGTGTCAATGAGTAAGCTGATGCCACCGTTGCCGTCTGGATCGGTCACCGGGTACGCAGTTACCTTGATGCTTCCCTTCGAGCCACCCCAGATAGCCAAATCAGCCAATGGCTGCTTCATGCCATCGATCACGCGCGGCTTCTCGTTAAGCGTGCCTTGGCTGTTGGTGCCGTTACGCTTTGCCCGAAACTCAACATTGCCATTCTCCAGCTTTTTCATGCCGAAAACTTTTTTGAATGATTCCTTACGATTGCAGCTTTCGTAATGCGTTTTCAATTCTGCATGTAATTTTGCCGCTTCGGCCTTTGGCATTTCCCACGAAATCGAATATGCCGCATTGTACGCCGTTGGGGCAACCGCCTCAGACCGCTTTTCGGCGGTATTGTAGCGATAAGTTTCATTGAGCCGTGGGTACTTAAATTCTACATTTCGGATCATCGTCGGTTTAAAATCAGTATTAGCCATGTTTTAGTCTCCTAGTTTTAAAATTCGGCTGCGTCTATTTGCAACCATCTTGGTAGTACAACCACATTGGTTGTGTCGGACCAACCAGTGTCCCAATATTGGACCTCGTTGGCTTTGGCAATCTTGGCGAGGGTCAGGTGCATTTGATGCTTGCCCCACGCAAGATATTCTGGTGATAGAGTGTTCGTCGATACGGCATACGGAGCCGATTTTTCCACGTTGACAAATACGAATTGGTCAACCTTATGGCCTGCCTGCTGAAGGCAATGCAAATAAAACGCCGCTTGAATTGCGTAATTATATGAAACCATATCCTTTGAAACGCCGCGTGGGCTTGCGTCTTGGCACGTCTTGAGATCATAGACCACGCCCTTTGCATCCCAAAAACTGTCTGGGCGGCACTTGATCTTTAGCCCGGTAGTCGGGTCGGCGGCAAAAAAACTGGCCTCGTTTATCGTTGTGTCACCTGCCATTCTTTGGCCCGCTGGGTGAAATAGAACGCTGTCGGCCACATTCCGGGCGAGGTCATAGTCAGTGGCCGTAAGTAACGTGCCGCCGTTTGCCTGTGCCTCTTCGTATAATTCCGTCCAAGCCTTGCCGCGTCGAGTTTCTGGCCCGCGCACCATGCCCTTGCCATCTTCAAGCACCATTGCGTGGACGCAAGTGCCAATGTCGAACACTGTGCTGGACCTATAAACTTTAGATTTCCAGTGCGCCAGCGATTTGCTGTGGACCATCTTCACGTCGCTTGAACTAACCGCGTCTTCGTCGTGGTACTGAGCGTTGGTCATTTTATCAGCGTAGATCATCCCAATTTCTCCTTGTTTAAAATTTCAATCCTAATTGCCGGGCGGCATACCATAGCCTCTCAAGCGAGTTTAATTCGTCCTGCGCCATAGCCCAGCCCTTGCCGTGACCCAGATCAATCTCCTGCGCTTTATTCATAAACGTGGCCTGTGAGGCGTAGCCGACCACATTTAGCTTGTTAGGCTCAATCTGGCAGACCAGCACAGCGCAATCCGCTTTGAACGCCTCCTTGCGCTTGAACAGTAGCCTGCCGCTCTTATGAAACGTGGCTTTCACGTCCACAGAAATATCGTCTAGCCAGAGGTCACACCCATCGTCCACGCCAATCGCGTGCTGATGCGGAATGTTAAACACCTTCGACACCGCCACCTCAGCTTTAACGCCCAGCAAATCCAAATCTGCGTCAGACCTGCTTTTATCCTTGCGCTGATTCACAACTCCAGACGCCCTAGCAAGCTGCCAGCGCATAGCCGCGGCCTGCTTGCATTGCGACATCTCTTTCGGTGATAACTGGATTAGCATCACATTTTCTCCCTAGCAATAAAACAGAAAGTCTCAAAGTCTGTTTCGATTAAACCTTGCCCGCCGTCCATTACGGCTGACAGTGGGATCACACAGCGGTTTTGCTTGCGATCATATTTGTAGATCAGGCAAGGTATTTTTCCCTCGCGTTTCGCTGCAACTTCAACCTGAGACCACCATGCAGGCGCCCCGCCGATTGGCCCATCCTTGTACCGCTTCAACTCAAGCGTAAACGGAAAGTCTGGATCGTCGGCGATCAGGTCGGCATGAGCGCCGGCCCGGTATTGCTCAAGGTCACGCTTAAACTTTATGCCCAATTCGCCAAATAACATTGTGGCGATTTCGCGCTCATAGCTTGCGCCCTTGTTGCGACCGTTAACCATCAGTCTGGCTGCGGCTGCATAACTTCAACGCCCAACTCAGCAGCTTTAGCCACCGCTGACGAGCGCACAAAAGCTGCAAATGACAGCCCGGTCTTTCGAGATGCCAGCGCCAGCGCCTGCTGCTGTGCCTTGGTAAATCCGATTGTTTGCTTGTGATCCATGTCACCCCTCCTTTTGATACTCAACTTTCTTAGCCTGTAATTAATACTGGCACAACCCCAATTAAGTGCTTGCGCATACCTTTTTGGTATGCTACTCAATATGAAGAACTAGGAAACGGGAGATACGTAAAAATGAAACTGTCTAATTGGACATCAATCGCAGCCGAAGACATCACAATCCTTTGCGTGTTGGACGCAGACGGCGAAACAGCGGTTGCTGAGTTTAAGA